CAAGAGCATCTAGCAGAACTTATGAAAGGAGATTGGGATGCAGTTAAAGAAGAAGTATCTCAGGCTTATCTCATCATGCACAAATTAACTAAAAAGGAGGACAACTCGTAATGCATTTAATAATAGGCATAGCTTGCGGAGCATCTATTCTTTATTACTTTTATCTAATGGCTAATCTTTTAGATTTAAGAGCAATTAAAAAACGTAAAAGAAAAATGAGGAGGAGAAAGTAATGCTTCAATCTGAATACTTAGAACTAGCCATAGAGCTATACGACATCTACTTAGCTAACGACAAACATCCCAAAAGATGGTTACCTATCGTGGAAGTAGAAAAATGTAAACGTGGTCCTGGATTTAGGGCTAAATTAAAAAAGAAGAAAGGTAAATTCTCTGAACTTCAACCTGTCTTTGTTGATTATGTTAATACTCAAAATCAATATCGATCTTGTAACACACCTCAACAATGGTCTTGCAAATTCGACAAATGGCTGCAAGATGAATATGAGTTTAATAAAGAAGAACTTGATGAGTTACAGGCAGACAGAGGGCGACAAATCTGATGAAAAATTACTCAGAAGATTACTATCGGAAAAGATGCCTGAGAAAGATGCAAAGAAAATTATTAATCATGTGTTTAGTGATTTAATCAAATGGACATATGAAGATGCAGTATTTCATCTTACTCAAATTTTTAATTTTACAGATGAGGAATCAGATCAACTTATAAAAGAGTATGACATCCTGTCCTCCACCACCAAAGAAGTTATTATGAATCCACCACCAAGCTTTGAAGCTACTGCACCAAGAGATGTAAATGATTACAAAGCTAATCTATGGCAAGCTAGAAAACTATTGGTAGAAGCTAAGAAACTAATCTCAGCTACTGCACTTACTCCAAGAGATTACAACAACTCAACGGATTTCGAGGAAGCAATAGTTCAAAGAATGGAACTTCAAACAAATTTTGTCAATATAAATAAATATATTGATGATCACTTAACTTTTGCTAAAAATTACACACCACCAAGAGAATGACACTACCAGAGAATGTTTTCCCTTTAAATGAAAATAGTCTACCAGACACCATAGATGCTGACCCTAATGGAAAAGTTATGGTCTTTCGTAAAGATATGGGATGGTCAGTAATCGAACAAGGAAATGCCGAAATTTTCTTAAAAAATCTAAAATTTACTCATTGGACTTATACCCCTGATAGACCTCATGACTAAAAAAGAATACTCTTATGTAGTGATTTCTTCTTCTTCTGATAAATTACAGGAAATACAGGGAGTCTATCAAAATACAGAAGCTGCTTCTTATGGAGCTCGATTAGCTTTAACAACTTTATTTCCAAAACATGGAGATGAAGTAAAAATTATTAGAGTTGAAGTTATTTCTACTGAAGAAGCTTTAACTAAATTAGAAAATGCAGAACCAAAAGACATCTTTGATAAATGCGAAGATGGATTCTGTCCAATGCCCACACAACACCCAGAGGTATCATGACAACTCTTATTGAAACAAAAACTGACAAAAAACGTGAAGATTGGAGAGAGATGTGTAAATTACATTTCTCTTATAGTGAAAATAAAAGAGAAAAAGAAAATATAAAAAAAGAAATAAAAAATTTAACAGAGGAACACAAGAAAAAAATTAAAAAATTGAAGTTGAATTTTAGTATACAAGCAAAAAAAACACAAAAATTAAAAGATTCTTTTGATTATAAATCTGAACTATTTACCAAAAATTATGGTAAATCTTTACAACTACAACTTTTTTAATCCAATGACAAACACTAGATCAACTGAAAAAGAAACACAAAGACGTAATGAGAAAGCTGCTGATTTATTAGCTGAAGGTATTCAACCTTGCGAGGTAGTAAAGATGATGGCAGATGAATTTATGTGCAGCAAACAAGCAGCCAGGAAATATGTCGAAAAAGGTAAACAGAT